CTAACGGTTGAATTGGAGAACTCATAGATGACAGCCTGTGAATTGTCACTTAGCTTGAATACTCCGACCATCGAAGTGAGTTCATTGGATGCCGTCAAATTCATTACGGTAGTCTGCATCCAATCATCGACGCCATCACAACGGAGATAGTGCGGGAATCCAACAGTATCATAGCTTAGTGCGCCGCTACTTGACTGATAGCCAGTAGTGAGGTTGCCGGCAGGCCCCGCGAGGGTGGAAGTATACCCCCACTCAAACTGCGCCTTTTCAATAGATAGTGCAGTCAATCCAGCCGAACCAGTATACGTAATAGAGGGGGTGTCATCAACGGCATATACAGCAGTTCCTATGCCACCTGTCTCTGCGGCAAATCCTGCCGAAACAGTGCAAACATAAGAGCCACCGATATTGGTAATGGAGTGGGAGACATTCGCCAGCGGCCCTACATTCTCCGGTGTACCTATTACCGATCCGGAACCTGTAAGATCAAACATCACCCGATAGAACCTAGCGAGTGTGTTGTTACCGATCAATACAGCGCACTTAGTTCTGCCATCTGGGAATATCTGGAAAGACGCAGTTGCACCGAATAGAGCCGTTTGGTTAGGAACGGCCGCAATAACAGCAGCACGGCTAAAGGAGTGAACGCTATTGGCAGAGGTTTCAAATAGCTCCTGTCCAGCAATGTTGGTAGTGCATCCGGTCTTTGTCCAATAAGACTGATTAAAGTCCTCACTATATGTAAGATGATTCTTACGTGCGCTGAGAGTAGGCCGCGATGCAGCCGTAGCTTGCGTAGCCGAGACACCACGACCGGACTTGTCATTCCATTTTCCTACCGGCTGTTCGACGGCCGTAACAGGCGTAGTTCCCGCCGAATTCTGCCACATGGTTGACAGGTCAGAAGCATCGAACCAGCAGCCAAGTTCACCGGCACCGAATAGCACAGCAGCGGGATTGAACGCAGCGGGCGTAACTTCAGCCGTAGTGTCAAAGGTAGCAGCGTCAATTACAACACTATCTGAGGCCCTACGAACTTGCACCTGCCAGTCAGCCGCCAAGAGGCCCGGTATATCACTGGAATTCGTTAGTGTCCATGACACTGGAGGGGCCAACCATGTATTAAAGGCAGAACCGGTAACGTTTCCAGCATCACCATTAGGGGTAGAAGCAAAGAACTGAAAATCAGATGCTAGGCCAGCCAATAGCCATGTATATTGGGATACATTCAACCCGCCATTAATCTGAACCTTTACATCCCCGTCCGTAGCAATCTCGATCTTAGAGGTCGCATTGCCTGGACTAACGGCCGTCGAATGCGCTTCCGTGAAAAACAATTCAGCATCCGAAACCGCCTGAATAATAGCCGTAGCTTGGAACGTAGTTGTATCCAATACCACTTGATCCAATACCCTACGAATCTCCACCGTCCAGCTAGTGTTCTTAGTGCTAGCAATATCATCAGGATTAGTAAGCGTCCATGTTACGGGTGCAATAGGCAACCATACGTTGAAAGCATCCCCCGACATATTGCCAGTATCGCCAGTAAGATTAGAGCCTCTAATCTCAAAGTCAGCCGCTACGCCATTTACGATATAATTGTAGAGGTTAGTAAACGCCCCGCCATTGAGCGAAACAGTCACAAAACCAGTTGATTCAACCCGGAGGGTGACAGAAGAGTTACTAGGACTATTGGCCGTAGCTTGCTGATTTACGGGCAACAAATCCGCATTCGGAAGCAGGGTCACATTAGCTACCATGTGAACCGTCGTCGTATCCAAAACCGTGTTGTCCGGAACCCGGCGCACGGACAGGGTAAAATCGACTACCTTGGAACTGGTAGCATTATCGGGATTTGTCAGCGTCCACGACACAGGCGCAGCAAAGTACGATCCGAAGGCCGTACCTACGATGTTTCCAGTATTACCAGTAGCAGCAGAACCTTGGAATTGAAAGTCAGTAGAAGTGCCTGTCACCAGCCATTGATATAGGTTAGTCAGCGCGCCGCCATTAATGGAACGCTTGACAAACCCATCCGCTGCTACCTCAATGTAGACGGTTGCATCCGTCGGGCTGTTGGTCGCAGCAGTCTCCGAAATAGGCTGCAAATCGGCATTCGGAGCCGGGGGCGTGACCGTCGCATCTAGGCTAACCGTTGTGGTATCCAGTAGCACACTACCCACAACCCGGCGAACGTCTAGCGAGAAATCGACAGATTTAGTGCCTGCCGCATCATCATTATTCGTCAATGTGAACGTAAGCGGGGGTGCAATGAACGATCCAAAGGCTGAACCAGTAAGGTTCCCCGAGTCGCCAGTAAGGCCGAAGGGCCGGAACTCAAAATCGGCCGCTACACCATTAACAATCCACGTATATAGGACCGTAGCAGCGCCACCATTAACCGACTTGGTAACAGTGCCATTAGTCAATACCTGAATGTTAATGGTAGAATTGGCGGGGCTTTGAGCAGAAGACGTTTCGCTAATCGGCTGCAAATCAGCGTTCGCTGGCTGTGGCGTAACATCAGCCTGAATGGTAAACGTCGTCGTATCCAATACGATGAAGTCGGAGACTCTACGAACTTCAACCGTCCAGCTACACGCTTTGGAGCCAGCCGTATTGTCAGAATTTAGAATTGTCCAGCCGATAGGGGCTTGCTGCCACACATTAAATGGCGATCCAGTGAGATTTGCAGTGTCACCAGTGAGGTTAGAAGCCCTGAATTCAAAGTCAGTATTAACACCAGTCAATAGCCATTGATATAGGTTCGCAAACGAAGCCCCATTTAGCAGTCGCTTGACGAAGCCATCGCTACTAATCGAAACATCAACGGAAGCGTCAGCCGGAGCAACCGCCGCCGCCGTCTGACTAACGGGCTGCAAATCGGCAGTTGGGATGATCGGAGCCGCAGTCACATTCGCCTGCAAACTGACTGGGGCTTGACTGAGCAAAAGACCGTCCGAAGCTCTACGGACAGACAGGGTAAAGCTAATAGCCTTATTATTAGGTGTATCGTCGGAGTTTAGAAACGTCCATGACACCGGGGGAGGTAGCCATGTATTAAAGGCCGATCCGGACAGGTTTCCAGTGTCACCGGAAGCGCCAGAAGCCATCAATTCAAAGTCAGCCGCTACACCCTGAATAACCCAATCATATAGGTTAATAAGAGCGCCGCCGTTGATCTGCTTTTTGACAAATTGGTCAGTTGCAACCGTAATAAATACGGACGCATCCGCAGGACTAACGGCACTGGCCGTTTCACCAATCGGAATCAGGAGGGCTGTGGGAAGTTGAGGACCAGCCAACCAGTAGGCAAATTGGCGGTCATTAATAGCGCCCGGAGGGGGCAGAAACTTCATCCACAAATCATTATTTGTATCGAGCACAACGACGGGGAATAGTAGCTGTATGATTAGCCACTCCCGCTCTGCATCTTGAAGGGGCGAGTTTGCACCCGCCCCCCCATCACGAAACCAATCCAGCAGACCATCATTTACTGTAGGCCCGCCAGTGGCCGTCAAAATGCTGTCATTCAGCGTTGACATTTACGTAACCGCTGCGGAGGCCGTTGTACCCGACCCAAATACAGAGTCCGTAGTCACCAAAGCCGATTCCGAACGGTTCACCCAGCCAGTCTCAATAACCGCACCGACCGCAACGCCAGCAGCCGCCGTTACCATCTTCACCGGGAAGCCAGTGAAAGCAGGGCCAGCACCAGCATCCCGCGAGCCGCCATTACCGAAGCCTAGAAGCGGCTGGACGAGATATGGGGAAACTGTGGACACCCCTAGACCTGTATTACCGGGGCCAGGAGTGATGACACTCTTGCCGCCACCAATGGCAGTGAGAATCGCCAGCGTTGCAGCCGTGCCATTTGGCATGGTCACACCGGGGGTATAGTCGTCGGTAAAGCCAGCAGCCTTAATGGCACCGGGGGCTGTGAACGGTGACGTACCCGTAGATACGTTAATTCTACGGGTGGCATTGATACCAATACCGGTATTCAACGCGCCTGTGGAATGATTGCCAGTCTGATCGGTGTCCTTTGGCGATCCATCAGGGCCGCTAAACGGACTCATCAGCACGAACTTACCGGCAGAGGGATTGGCCGGAACTACCAGCGGGCCAGCCATGTTGGATGCAGGCATTTGAGCGTCCTCCTAGTGGGCTAAATAAAGACGGTTTTAATGTCAGGATAACCGAAAACCTGTACCCGCGAGCCGCCCGCTCGGAGAACTTATGGCAGAGGCTCATTCCCGCACAGCGGGACTTCACCAGATTGATACTCCACACTTTGAGGCAATCCAGAAGGTGGACCGCAGTACGTTGACGGGGTTGCCGGTACTTCTTCCTCAGGGGTAATTTCCGGTCCATCATCCGGCAGAGTGTCGGGGGTGGTTTCCATGACCTACTCTCCTTACGGATTCACGTCGAGCCGGCCTTGGAACTGCGCACCGCAGGTCGTCAGATTTCCGGCCCATGCCATGATCTGAACCTCGGCGTCCTGATTGATCGAATACCGCTTGTTCGGGGACAGCGGTACGAACTGACGCGCGCTGTGCGGACGGAAGCGGATATAATCGGTATTGAGCATGAAGCCAGTACCAGCAGGGCAGAAACCGCCGATACCGCCATCGAGTACCACATCGGCATCCATGTACTTAATGGACGGGAACCCTAGCTGGCCGACTTCTGGCGAATTGAACCGCTGTTGCGCCTGTAGCGAGGCCACGTATGCCTGCCAAACAACGTTGTCAACAGGGATGAGGTCGGGGCGATCCGCGCCGCGAACAAGCTGTGCCCATAGGGCATTAAAATTCGCTTGAATCGTGGCAGTCGAAGTGACGTTGACCAGCTTGGAGCGCCAAAAGGTCCAAGTAACACGGTCAATGCCGCCATACGTGCCAGTAGTTGGGTCCAACGGAACAGCGGCATTAAGGCCGGTAATTTCCTTGCCACCTGAGCCGGTGCCGTCGCTATACAAACCGCCACACACCAGATTGCGCATTGTGGACTCAGCCACGTCGATGCGTGCGCCGATCAGGTCGATCATCTGTTCGGGGCCGGCATTCTGCAACATTTCCAGGCCAGAAACCACGACCGGACATGCAGCCTGCTTGATATCGAACTGTGCCGCCGAAAGCACGTACTGCGCCGCAACGGGCAACAGGTCATAGCCGCTGTACCAACCGGCATTGCCATTCTCGGCAAAACTCAGCTCTTCATAGATGAGTCGGCCGCCGCTAAAAGTACGCTGCTTGCCCTTCTGGGAAAGCCTCATCAGTAGGGCGTTGTTCTTCGTCACATTATCCGCGATCTTGCGGGTACGGGATTCGATTGTCGTAGCGATGATATCGCTTACGTTCGGGAATGCCATTTGGGCTGTCCTCAGAAGAGGTTAATGGAAGGTGCGTTCACTTCGCATTACGAGGGTCAGCCTCACGTGATGGGGGCTACACGGTGTCGATAGCCCCCACCCGATTTTTGCATCCTACACCCCTTGCGACTGCGCTGCAATAGCCCTGCGAACGTCCGCGTAGATATCGTCCCCTAGGCCGTCGCCTGCCGTGGTCGATAGCCCGGACGAAGCCGGGGGCACGACTGCCGCCGCCGCTACTTGGCGCTGTTGAACGCCATTCAATTGGCTACCGCCATTTGCCTGTGCCGCTGCACGTGCGCGCAGATCAGGATTTTTCCATACACAATAATCATAGGCATCTTCATAGGTTTCACAGATACCATTTTCAATCACATCCGCCATCTGATCCCGCACTTGATCTAGGAACGGATGCTTTGTTTTATCTGCTGCAAATGCCTCTAGCTCATTCTTAGCTGCTGTGGCTTCAAGATTTGCGCGCCAATCCCGCTGTTCCTGTAGCTCCCTAGCTACCTCAGGGGGGAGGCTAGGAGGCGTGCGATGATGCTTATGGGATTCTTCTATAAAAGCTTGCAGCTTTCCACCCATGGCTTGATCCAAAGCCTGCCGGATCGGAATGCCATATCCATCAGCAATCTCCAAAAGCTGGGTGAACTTCTGGGCAGGATTTCCTAGGGCCAATACCTGCTCAGAGGCAATCATCTGAGTGAGATATTCAGCCGGTTCCAATTCGATATGCTCAAAATACTGTGCATAAGGCTCTAGCACATTCCATACTTCTCGTGCCGGTTCCGTCTGTTGCATTAGGCGCTGTACGCCAGCCGCCATATCCTCTTCCCGTCGGATAATTTCACCCCGAATATCCTCAGGAATAGTGCCCCACTTTTCTTTCAATGCAGGCGTCCACCCCTGAGGGGGTTTCGTAGAGTCCAGTTTAACTGGAGCATTTGGATCGGGCGGTGTCGCAGATACAGGGGGCGTTACCGGGGCGGCAAGGGCCTTCGGTTCAGTGATAGGTGGGATTTCGTCTTTACTGTCCTTGTCCTTAGGCAAAAACCGACCATGCGCGTCGCGCTGGCCTTCCGTCTTGCTTTCTACTTTCGGGGGAGGAATAACATCAGAAGTAGTCGGTTCAGGGGCGGCCGGAACATTCTCTGCTGCGGCCACACTATTGAATGCAGCCCTTACGTCATCATTAATGTTGTCGAATTCGCCATTCATGGGATAATCTCATCTTCGCGGGCAGGATGGGGAGTGTAACCTTCTTCCAGCTTTGTGATAGCCTTTTGCATGTCATCTTTTAGGTCTTTCTTCCGCTCCTCATCAAGCGGCTTTTGTAGGTCTTTATTTGTCCATCCGAGTATTGCTTTTTCATCATAGCCGTCATGCGTGTTGACGACATTATTCCGTTTGTTGTGCTCCTGTAGTTCCCGCCGTGAGGAAACGAGGGAGCCATCCACGGGCGATTTGAATGGCTCAAATGGTTTAGTATGTAGAAGCATTGAAGGGGCAGTGAGGACACGCCCCATATCGGCTCCACATAGACAGGGTATGGACGGGTTTCGCTCGTATTCCGCCAGTGAGCATACTCTGTCATATGACGCTCCACATCGGCTGCACTTATATGGATAGATCATTAGTACCCCCGCAAAGCCTTCGCTTTAGGGTTCTTATGCTGCTCAAATTTACGGCCTACAGACTGCGGAATGTCCACCTTTTTTGCGAACTTAGGATTATGGGCTACCGCTCGCATAAGCCGCGCCTGTTTTTCCGACTTGTACGGCATATCAATATCCTGGCCTTCTCATCCTACCCATACCCATGCCACCACCCATGCCACGAAGAGCCTGCGCACGGGGGGCCGCTCCACCCATAGGACCGGCCGGGGGCATTACGCCACCCATTGGCGGGGCCATAACAGGCGCACTCATGGGAACTGGCGGGGCTGCCATTGCTGGGGCAGGCGCGCCCATAGCCGCAGGGGCTACAGGAGGGGCTACCGGGGGTGCCGCTGGCCGTCGCATTGGCTCCACACCACTACGCAAAGCCTGCCCTAGTGAAGACCGCCTAACAGCCGACATTGCCGGGTCCAGTTTTGCCAATTTACCGAGTACGCCACCGCTAGTAGCTTTAGCTACAGCCTGTTGAACTTTGCCGCCTGTTTTTTCGTGAATTTTTGACCCAATTGGATCAATTTTCTTGATTACCTTTTTCAATTTCTTGAGGAATCCCATTTTACTTCCCCTTTGGGGTTGTGGTGGGTTTCGGAACTGCCTTCGCTACCGCCTTCTTACTTGCTACCTCTGCCGCCGTCCTTTGCTGGCCTTCTGCCAGTTCCGCTCCTAGGCGTGCGTCATCCTGCAATCTTTCATGCTCAAATCTCTGCTCATTTTGCCGCATTTCCTGTGCGCCCTTAATGGCCTGCTTCTGAGACTCAACCACGAATTTTTCACGCTCAAATTGCATCTCTTGTTCGTGCTTTTCACGCTGGAATTGCATCTCCATAATATGCTCTTCGCGGCGTAGCTGCATATCCTGTTGCTTGAGCTGCATTTCCAGTGCTGCTTTCTGCTGCGCCATCTGCATATCGCCGGCCTGCTTTTGCTGAGCCAATTGTAGCTCTTGCTGCATCTTTTGAGCCTCCATTTGTGCCTTTGCAGCTTCCGGGTCCGGCTTTTCTGGCAATCCGCCAGCCTGTTCCAGCGCCGCCATAGCAGAATCCAATGCACCTTCCAGTTCCGCGCTACCCTTGAATCCTACAAGCGAGAATTTGAGAATTTGCATCATCAAAGGTGCTAGTGCTGGGTTGCTTTCGATAGCCGGAACTGCCGATGCGAGGAATTGCGATAGAGTCTGCGTCAATTCCATCCTTTGCTGCTGTTCAAGCGCCCAATCCGCCTGAGTAAGTGAATCAGCCTCGATATCAATGGTATATTTTGTCTGAAAATCGTCGCGCAGTATCTCCAAAGCAGCTTGAACGAACTGCTGATCTGTCTGGGGCAACGTTCCACATACCGCAGATAGCTTTTCATCAGTATAAAGTTGGCACATCAGTTCTGCGATGATTCTTAGGCTGTCTCGGACGAAAAAAGCCACGTCCCTTTGCATTGCAGTCATGCGAACAGAAGCAAACTGCGCTTTAATCTGCTGCGCGCCTAGTGTTTCGTACTGATTTGACGAGCCGCGAATGATATCCGCCATGCCCGTAACTTCAAATAGCTGATCCTTCAGGAATCCATATGTTGCGACTAGCTGTTGCAGCACTCCGGTAATGACTTCAACGGGGAACCAATCAATTGTACCTTTGGCACCGCCTTTTTCAGCAAACATTGCCCAATTATCGACCGGAATTAGCTTGTTTTCAGTGCCGGAAAGCATCCGGCCTATCTCGGGCTGAGACGCATCATAGATACCAGCGACTCTGCACGCCTCTACAATGAGGTTCATGCGCGCGTAAATGGTATCCATTTGGGTATATTGATCCTGCGCCATATAGTAATCAGGCAATGGCAGGAATTTACTCGTCGGTGGCGACGCAATCAGGGGCTTCGGGCATGGATAGAAGTTGTGAAGTTGGTACGGGTCTTTCACCCGATCCAGAATCGTGCCCTGTTCCGTCAAATGCAGGACTTCCTTCTTCGCCTTGTCCCACATCTGGATTACGCATACCTTACCCTTGTCTATCAGGTCCGGCGCGATGATGTAATTGTTATTCTTCTGGGTGGGCAGTTCCCCCACTTTCTCGCCCCACCGCTTTTTAGCCTCATCGTGGTCAAGATGCAGCTTGCGGCCGACCCACATGCACTCTTCCCACTTGCGCCGGGGTTCGTATATCAGGTCTTTCCAGTGAACGAAGTCTACTGCAACCTCTTCTGGCCTATCCTTTTCAGGTGGCTTAAACGTCATCCAGACCGTACCCACGCCGGGAACCAGCCTATCCAAAATGGCAGACTTCATTCCTTCGTCAAAATACTTGGCGCAATGAACCTCGTATGTGAGGCCGCGCTGTACGATTAATGCCGCGACGCGAGAGGGGTCATTTTCAAAGTCACCTTTATGCAGGCGCGATACGTCGGGCTTTGGAAGACTGTTGTAAAGGCTTTCTTTGAGGATAGAGGTATTACTGTAAAACAGGTTAACGCGCTTATACTGTCCGCCTAGGGATGAAGGGTCGTCTTGCCCCATCGCTTCGCGGTCGTCTTCGTAGCGTGACTCTATCTTGCATCCACGCTCATGGAATTTGCGGCTAAACTCATTCCACGAATTGAGTCTAGTCGGCCAAGGGTTTTTCTCTTGCTGCTTGTCAGCCATTTTAGACTCTCCGATTATTGCGATTCGCGCGATCTGCGAAGAGATTTTCTAGGTTCAATGCACGCCCTAGCGGAGTGTTGAAATACTTGGGGCCTGTTGCGGTAGTTTTACGGGTCTTATTGCATTGCTCTGTGACGTTCTTTGACAGGGCCAGCATTCTAAAGGCGTCTGCCGGGTGGGAATGTTCGTCATGCTCAGGAGTAGTGCTGAATACCTTAGCCTCTTCATCCCACTCATAATGATAGGCTTCCAGATGCTCTAGCCCTTTTTCGACCGCCTTACTGGCGGTATTAAACCATACTGAGGGGATTAATGCACGTGCTGCTTGGATGCCCATTGCGACGGACATATTAGGCACGATGTAGGGTGTGAGGCCACGGGCGATGAATCTTTCACGGGCAGAAAGCTTGGTGGCAAAGGTCTTGTTTTTGGCATCATGAGGAAGGGCCGGTGTGCCAAGTGCATATGGCAGCGTTTCAAGCTCATCCAGCCAATCGTCTGCGTCCCGTCCAGTGCCTTCCAGAAAGTGGACTATATGGACCTCACCATTTACTATCTGGTAAAACCAGATTGCAGTGGCGTCCGAGTGACCCAAATCCCACGCCGAGAATACCGGAAGATCAGGGATGAATGGTTCGTCATAGTCGATCTGCTGATTTTCGCACTTACCAAGTTGCCGTCCGAATATGCTACCGAAATTAATGCCTTCCCATGAACAGTAATACTCTTGTTCGATAATCTCGTCGGCAACACCCTCATCGCGCTCCGATTGGATATCCGCTTCTGTAATGATGCGCTCACCGTTATTGCGGAAAGTATCACGAATCGTTTTCGTGCTCGTAAACCAATTAGAACCGGGCTTCCGTGCCGTCTTCCATTGCTTGTACGCATGATTCTTTCCTCGGGGCGTGGTAATGAATGCAGCGAACCCTTTATTTTCCAGCAAAATGGGACGAACGAAGTCCCATGCAGCGGGGTCCGAAAGCGCCCATTCCGAGAAAATGACACCTACGGGATTGGAGCCTACAAGGGAGTTGTAGTTATCACTGCCCACTACTTGGTAATAACTACCCCCCTTAAGCCGTAGGTTCATTTCATTTTCATTGGATACCTCGATGAGTTCTTTCGGGAATGCTTGGTGGATAATGCGGCGGCCAGACGAATCCACGCCGTTCCAGACGACTTTCCGGCCTTGGTTAAGGGTGGGAAGAAGATGCCAATATGTACCTGTCCGTAGCTGCGACGCGATTGCCAATCCGTTAATAGAACAGGAGTCCTTACCTGCCCGTCGATGCCATGTGAGAAACGCACGTTTCTTCTCCGGGAATTTACCGTCTTCAAACAGGTAGTCGAAGAATTCCCTCTGGTGGGCCATTGGGAACCAGTTATTGGGAAGCTGTACGTTCTTATTCGGGCGATAGTCACGCATCTTCGTTTTGATCGTCCATGTTGAGCGTCACTGTGGGCGGCTTTGACAGAATATCCCCGAAGTTGATTTGCACATTAACTCCACCGGCCCCAGCCTGCTTGGATTCCTGGCCCCCACCGAAGTGCCTAAATAGGCTAGTGAGTTCTGCCGCGTGGTATTTTCTTTTTTTAATATGACAGCCCTTTGAGGTCACAATATCTACCGGCTCTTCGCCGAGTAGTTTGGGCATATTCTGTAGAATCTGATTCTCCACCCACTGGTCATTAATAACGCGTTGCGCGGCTACTTCTTTCTGTAAATCGGTTATATACGCGCGAGTTACTGGATCGTTATACATTTTCTGAATCATGGGCCGGGGCAGTTCCATAACCCGTGCGATCTTCTTGAGGCTAGCGCCGGACAGCACGAATTCCAGTGCAAACTGGCGTTGGTAGGGGGTAAGGTTTACGAACCCTTCATTACGTGCGCGCGTTACCCGCCCCGCGATGCTTTTAGGGTCAGCGAGTGCCCATTCTGCCTCAGGGGATTCATCAATCAGGAGTGCCGGAAGGTTATTCATTCTTTGATCCCTCTTACTGATCGTTCGCGTCCTGCGAGTGTTGTCGTAATATCATCGCCTAGGGCGGCATAGTATCTTGTTGCACGTGTCCTTCTAATCCGTGCAATTATATTAATCAAATCCTGCAAGGCTTCCTCGTTATTCGCGCGATGCAAGCGTGCGGCCAGTGCCGTATAGAATACCCAATCTTTGGGGATTACTAACTCTCCAAAGGCTTCGACGCGGTACGGGTTCATATGGTAGAGATTAACTCGATTGGGGTCCGACGTAAAGTGATGGCGCGGCACATGAAGTCTCATAGGGGATGAGATGAGCTTTTTTGGTTGTGCTTCTTCCTAAGTCCGGGGGTGCTACTAGCTAGCTAGGCCCGGCACTTCTTCGGGCATCCCCCGGCCTCCTGTTAAGGTATCTGAATAGCGGACCTCTGACCGTACCCCTACGTATGGGTATGGTTCCACGTGGAACGTGGGCACGTGGTCGGCGCATGTTCCACGTGGAACATATTTGTTGGCA